TACTATTGTGCCCAACTTTTCAGATACGTATATTTATAATCATACTTTCCTATCATCGATTTATTAAACCTAAATACTCTACCAGAAGAAATATTACCCCCGGCATACATACCTATAGCACCAGATATTACAGATATAGTTGCAGGTGCAAATGGTGCAAACAAAACAGTCAAAGCTGCTATAGCTGCACCTGTTCCAAGCAATAAAGTATTTTTAGAAACATATAAATCAAATCCTCCATTACTTCTCCAAACTATTTTATTAACCCCATTTTTTGCACGTTGATTTAAAACTGACATATTAACATCATATCCTAATGACCTAGCAGTTTCATACACTTCTCTATCAGATATTGTTATTTCTGTTCCTGGAGGCATTGACTCATCTAAAGTAACAGTATTTTGTGTAGGTACATTTTGAGAACCGTCAAATGCGTTTACAGTTGTTGCTAAAGGTGTTACTAGAATAACTGTTAAAATAGTTGTAGCTACAATTTTATTAATCCTTTTATTTTTCATATAACCACCATCCTCTTAATATTATTATTACATGTGTTTGCTAGATAATGGTATTATATGGAAACATATATTTCAATAATTTTGGCATAAATGGTCGTTTAAACGGTATAACTGGGAACGATTATCGATATAAATGAATATTTATAAAATTTTAAATTGCATTTTTATTGCCTGTTTTATTAAGAAAAACATGAGATAATTGTATTGTGGAAAGATATTCCACTACAACCAAAATTTAATAGCTGGCTAGGTTTAGTTAAAGGGAACTTACTTAGCCAGCAACATGGACAAGTCGAGGGCATGACCTTGATTAGTTCAAAAATAACGCAATGAATCTTTATCTATAGTATGTATTATTTTATACGCTAGAAATGAGTTTTGTCTCATACAACAAACTCAAACTCTAGTTAATTGGGCGAGGGTGGTGCCTCGCTCCAACATGCAAGTAGTGGTCCTCCTGTAGGTTCGATTCCTGCGACTTGCATCTCCTTGATTAATATATATAGTGGGTGAGATTGATGACCTCACCCTAACGTGTGAAGTGCAGTATTAATCTATGTGCAACTCATAGACTTCGCCCAACAATTGTATTTTAGTTAATACAGATCCCCTTGAGACTTAGATTAATTTCTAGGTCTTTTTTTATGTAGAAATAATTAAAAAATTAATATAAAGGAGTAATAATTATGGAAATTAAAAACGGTTTATGCACACAGAAATATACAAAAGTTTATGTAGAGGATAAAGAAAAGTGGAAGTTTAATGCACCACATCATTTTATTGTTGGGAAAGCAGATTGTGAAGAAAAATATATAGAACCAATTGAATATGTTAACTTTCAAGAAGGTCCAATAAAAGAGTACGGAATAAACGGAGTAAATAACGAAGATTTAATTCTAATGGTTATAACAAGACTACAAGCGTTCCAAGATAGTCCTTACAAATGCAGAGAGAACGCTATGGCTATAACTAAACTAGAAGAGTGTTTAATGTGGTTAAGAAAAAGAACATTAGACAGAGAGGTTAAAGGAATTGAAGGCACAAGCGAAATCTAAAAAGAAAGTTTGGGTTGATGCAGGACTTATTGGTATGACTATAGATTTACCTAACGAAGAACTGAGAACGATAAATAAGGATATGAGGAAGATACCTAAGAGTCCTAAAGTGGAAAGAAGAAAAGACAGGAGGTGATTTTGTGGAGAAATTAGTTGATAGTATTGATGCATTAAGGCGTGTTATGCAAAAGGGATTTGATGATATGCGAAAAGAACTCGTAAAAATTAGAAGGGAACTAGAAGCAGCTAATATAGAACCAATAAATATTAATATCAGTGTAGACAAAGAAACAGAAATAGATATAGATAAAATAGTGGTGAAATTTAGAGATGAATTAAATACAAGTTTAATAAAGGAAGATTAAGTAAGGAGGTGGCGTTGTGAAATTAACACCTAAACAAAGGGCGTTCGCTGACTATTATATTGAAACAGGCAACGCCACAGAAGCAGCAATTAAGGCGAAATATAGTAAGAATACAGCAGCTGTAATAGGAACTGAAAACCTAAGAAAACCTAATATAAAAAAATACATAGATGAAAAGCTAGAAGAGTTATCATCTAACCGGATTGCTGATGCCGAGGAAATAATGGAGTATCTAACTAAAGTTTTAAGAAAAGAAGAGGTTGAACCTGTTATTTCACAAGAACAAAAGCCTGTAATTGGTGAAGATGGAAAGAAAAAAGGATATGAGACGGTAACTAAAGTAATAGATGTAGCTCCAAGTATAAAAGACAGAAATAAAGCAGCTGAACAATTAGGTAAAAGATATAGGCTTTGGACTGATAAAGTAGAAGTTGAGGGAGCTATCCCTATTGTTATTGCAGGTGATGACGAACTTGAAGATTAAGAAAGTATATTTACCTGAACTTATAGGTAAAGGATATAAAGATTACTGGAATTTTAAGGGTCGTTATAGAGTATGCAAGGGGTCTAGGGCATCTAAGAAGTCTAAGACTACAGCTTTATACTATATAACTAAACTAATGAAACACCCTGAAGCTAACTTACTTGTAGTCCGTAAGGTATTCGGAACGCTTAGAGATAGTTGCTATAAAGAATTAAAGTGGGCAATTAACAGATTAGGTGTTGATGCTTACTGGGATAGCACAAGTAGTCCGCTAGAGATAACATATTTACCAACTGGACAAAAGATATATTTTAGAGGGTTTGATGATCCGTTAAAGATAACTTCAATAACGGTTGAGGTTGGTTGCTTGTGTTGGTGTTGGCTTGAAGAATGCTATGAGATAATGGACGAAGATGCTTTTAATATGCTAGATGAATCTATAAGAGGGGAAGTGCCAGAAGATTTGTTTAAACAGTTGACGCTTACTTTTAACCCATGGAATGAACACCATTGGATAAAGGGGCGTTTTTTTGATGCAGAGAATGATCCAGACATAATGGCTAAGACAACTAATTACCTTTGTAACGAGTTTCTAGATGATGCAGATAAAAAGGTATTCGAAAGGATGAAACGAGATAATCCTAGGCGTTATCAAGTCGCTGGACTTGGCAATTGGGGTATAGTTGATGGTCTTGTTTATGAGAATTGGGAAGAAAAATTATTCAATATAGATGAAGTAAGACAGAAGGTTGGAATTAAATCGGCTTTCGGTATGGACTTTGGATATACAAATGATCCAAGTACTTTATTCTGTGGCTTGGTTGATGAAAAAAATAAAGAAATATATGTATTTGATGAAATGTATCAGAAGGGTATGTCTAACCAAAGAATCAAAGATGAAGTTACTAAGATGGGATATGCGAAAGAAAAGATTACGGCAGACTCAGCTTCACCAAAGGATATAGACCATCTTAGAGAGTTGGGGCTTAGGAATATCAAAGGCGCTAGAAAAGGTAAAGACAGTATAAATAATGGCATCCAGTACATACAGGATTACAAAATTATAATACATCCAAAGTGTGTAAACTTCATGACAGAAATTAGTACATATACATGGGATAAAGATAAATTTGGTAAAAAAATTAACAAGCCGATTGATGATTTCAACCATCTAATGGATGCTATGAGATATGCACTAGAGAGCTTCATCAAGGGCGATGTATTCAGTTTTAAATAAGGTAGGTGATACATATGTTTAGATTCATACGGAAGGGGGTTGCTAAGCTGGACAGTGTACTAAATAAACCACAAGAACAGTCACCAAGTAATATAAAGTTCTTGGAATATGAAATAAATCAATGGAAGCGTTCAAACACTCGTAAGATGCAAATTATCGGGGAAGAATATTACGACGATATGCACGATATCTTAAAGAGGAAAAGGACTGCTATAGGTGAAAATGGTGAGCTAATTGAAGTAGATAACTTGCCAAACAATAAAGTTATGGATAATCAGTATAGTAAGCTTGTAGATCAAAAGGTTAATTACTTGCTTGGTAAGCCATTCACATATGAGACAGAGAGCGAAAAATATACAGAAGCGTTAAAAAAAATCTTTAATAAGAAGTTTTTAAGAATGTTTAAGAATCTTGCCGAGGACTCATTGAATGGTGGTCTAGGTTGGCTACATCCTTATTATAATAACATTGGAGAGTTGAGATTTAAACGATTTGAAGCTAGGGAAGTACTTCCTTTTTGGAAAGACTCAGAGCATACAGAGCTTGACTTTGCAATTAGACTATATGAAACAGATATATTTGAGGGTAACAAAAAACAAACAGTTGAAAAGATAGAAGTATATTCGCTGAATGGTGTTGACAGATATATTTTAAGAAATAACTGTTTAATACCTGATTATGAGAATCCCCATTCATCACATCTTACTATTGAAGAAAACAAAGATATGCAAGAAGTTAATTGGGAAAGAGTTCCGCTAATTGCATTTAAATACAATAACAATGAGACACCATTAATCAAACGAATTAAGTCATTGCAAGATGGAATCAATATAATGTTATCCGATTTTGAAAATAACATGCAGGAGGATTCCAGAAACACTATTATGGTTATCGTGAATTACGATGGAGAGGATTTAGGAGAGTTTAGGCAAAACTTATCAACCTATGGAGCAGTTAAAGTTAAGACTGTAGATGGAGCTGCAGGAGACATTAAAACATTAGAGGTTAAAGTTAATGCTGAGAACTATAAAGCTATTTTAGAACTGTTCAAGAAAGCTATCATAGAGAATGGTCGAGGATATGATGCAAAGAGTGATAGAATGCAGAATAACCCGAATCAGATGAATATACAGAGTATGTATAGTGATATAGATTTAGATGCTAACGGAATGGAAACTGAATTCCAAGCATCATTTGAAGAACTATTATGGTTTATAGATCATCACCTTTCGAATACCAATCAAGGTGATTTTTTTAATGAAGAGGTAAATATTATATTTAACAGAGACATTCTTATTAATGAAAGTGAATCAATCGAAAACTGCCAGAAGTCAATGGGAATTATTTCTTCTAAAAGCATTGCTGCTGAACATCCATGGGTTGACGATATCAAAACGGAATTAGATAGAATAAAAGATGAAAAGAAACAGGCGCTTAAAGATTATATGAACGATGATTTTCCCGATGATACTGGCGGTGGTGTAGGTGGCGAATAAGAAAGTTAAAGTTAAAAAAAGAAGTAGAGAATACTGGAATGATCGATTTACATATCTTGAAGATGTTCAACACAAGAAGTCAAAAGCTCATAAGTACAAAGTAGAACAACAATACATGAAAGCCATGCGAGATATCGAAAAGCAAATATCTAACTGGTATATGAGGTTTGCAGTAAATAACAATATAAGCTATGACGAAGCTAAGTTATTACTTAATGCTAAAGAACTCAAAGAATTACAATGGGATGTAAAAGAATATATCAAGTATGGTAAAGAGAATAAGGTCAATCAAAAGTGGATTAAAGAGTTAGAAAATGCATCAGCTAAAGCACATATAACAAGACTAGATGCACTTAAACTGCAGATACAAAATCAAATTGAAGTGTTGTTATCAGAACAGTATTATGATGCTAATTCATTAATGAGAGATGCTTATACAAGTAATTACTACAATACAGCGTATGAAATGG